GAAACAACTCATCCATACCCTCGTACAACAGATCCAGCATACAAGTCTGCATTACCTATCACACATTATACTACTGACACAATTACAGTAAATGTAGGTTCAACTGATTTTGGATCTAATAGAAATTATACTTCATACTCACCTACTTTTGCTAACTATGATCCTTCTACAGGTATATTAATATTAACTCTTGAGAATCATACATTGACTCAAGATGACTATGTGACATTGGAAGATAATTCAATTAAATTTACCTGTACAATGGATAATAATCAGACTACTAAGTCTTATCCACGTCCAGGGCATGATACTCGTGCAGCAAGAAGGAAATTAAAGATTCTTGGTACTACCGATAATACCATTAGCCTTAATGTAGGGGTAGCCCAAGCGAATCAGACATTTACACCTACTGGTGCAACTTATGATGCTGTAACTGGTGATATGACTCTAACAATTGGTCAGCATGGCATGAGAGTTGGAGCAAATATTACTATTGCAAATAGTAGTTTGAGATTTAGTTGTGGAATGGATGGTAATACTGCTAATAAGGATTATCCTCGTGCAACTGATCCATATGGAGATCTTAAATCTATTCCAATTACACATGTAGGTCATACACATGCAACAGTAACTAATGCATCGTATACTCCTGGATCTGGTTTAATGGTTTTAACCGTACCTGCACACGGATACTCTAATGGAGATTATATTCAAATTGTTGATGAATCATTAACAATGAGATGTTTGCTTGATGGTAACACTACTGATCACGCATATCCAAGATCTACTGATTATCCTTCAGGAAGATGGTTACAAATTTCTAATAAGACTAATGATACATTTGAAGTTAATGTTGGTACTTCATCTGATACTACAACACACGTATTCCAGAAAGCTGCTACGAAGGGTATTAGAAGACAGTCTGGTGTAATTACAGTTAATGTTGGTAAATCTCCTATTAAGGGATTTGATGTAACTGATGCATCATTTGTTCCTGGAACTGGACTTCTTACTGTTACTATAGGTAACCATAGTTTAACTGCTGGTACAGCAGTTAAAATTGCTAATAATTCACTTGTATTCCGTTGTGATCAGGATGGTCAAAGTTCTGACCATTCATATCCTCGTGCAAATGGACAAAATGGTGCATCTGGTAATGATCCTGCATGGAATACTTCAGTTAATATTACTGCTGTAACTCCTACAACCGTTACACTTGACGTAGGAACTTCAAGTAATACAACAACTCATGTATTCCAGAATGCAAATAATAAGTATTCACCTACTAATGCTGTATACAACCCAACTACAGGTGTAATTACAGTAACCCTTGCTGATCATGGATTTGTTAATGGTGAGCATGTTAAGATTTCTGATGGTGGATTTAAGTTTACTTGTGCTCATGATAATTATGCAACAACTCATGCATATCCAAGGGCAACTGATCCTGTAAGTAATCAGTGGATACCAATTTCAAATGTACAAACTAATACATTTGATATACAGGTATTAGATGTAATTCCTTCTACTAATATAACTGCACATACTTTCCATTCTGTAGTTGCGAATTGTCTTACTAGATCAGTTATTTCTACTGGTGGTGATTACTCACATACATTTGTAGGTAACCAAGGTTCTAATACTGTTTCATACACTCCACAAGCAACACATACATTTGTATCTTGTGATCCTGGATCAGTTAAGCATCAATTAACAATACACAATTTTGCACAAACAACTGCAAATGGAATTAAGGTTCTTAATTACAATACATCTGATTGTACTGATGTACAAACAACTATAGAGAACTTAATTAGTATTGTTACCGATACATTAGATTCTGCATTACAGACTCCACCTGTTGATTATCTTGGTAGTCTTGTTAAATACTCACCTCCACAAGAATTCCTTGGTGGTAGAATATACTCTTATTACGAAGAAGAGTTCCCAATTAATTGGCATGATGGTGTTGAAGATATCATGTTTACTAATCAGATTGGTGCTTCAGGTAAATATAGATTCCAAGATGCTGCTGATTTAGTTCAGTTAAATGCTGGTCCTATTGTAGATAAGGCATCTGTTGATATGCTTGATAGATATCCAGATCTTGCTTTGGATATGCCTAGAAACTTTGATGGAAGTGGTGCAGGTACTTTACAATGTAAGACTGACTTAGCATTAATTCTTCAAGAGTTTATTAAAGATCTTAGAGATGGTGGTAACTTCAATACTGTAAATGTTGCGAAGAGATATCTTGGTGCTAATGATATTCTATTACATATTAGATTACAAGTATTCCAGTCTGCTTATGCTCATGAGCGTCTTGCATACTATATGAAGCAAGCAATTAATGGTGATCTAACAACAGGTAATACTGATAAGATTATTGTTGGTGCTTGGGGAATTACTCAATCTACTTCTGCATCATTCACACCTACTGCTGCAACTTACGAGCCAACAACAGGTGACTTAACTCTAACTATTGGTTCTCATACCTTGGTTAAGGGAAGAATGATTAACATTGCATTGAATGGATTAACGTTCCGTTGTCTTGAAGATAGTAATGGTAGTGATCACACATATCCTAGAACTACTGACCCTGCATATCAGCAGAATCTTAAGATTACAGAATATACTGCTACAACAATTACAGTTAATGTTGGAATTTCTTCTAACACCACATTACATACATTCCAGAGTGCTATTACTGATTGTGTAACTGCACCAGGAGATTGTACAAACGTTAAGGATGCTATTGATAACTTAGTAACTATTGCTAACGATATTATTGCTCCTACCAATGCAGACTATGCAATTGCTGCTGATAGACTTTACTTTAATAGACAATATATTGCAGAAGAAATTACTTCTCTAACATCTGCTGAGTTTACTTACATGTTAGACACTTCTCAGCAGTTTGCATTCACATATCCAGAACCAGGTGGTACAACCACATGTCAGAGAGATTTGAAACTTATTATATTGGGTATCATTTCTGACTTACAAACTGGTGGTAATAATAGTACTGTTGCTGCAATGGAATATTATCTATCTTCCTTGCTACAGATTATCAATGTTGAAGATGAATTACTTGCAACAATCTATGCTATTGAGCAATTAGGATTCTTATGTGAGCATGCTGCTAAGGCTGAGTTGAGAGATAGAAATTCTGGAGCTTCAGCACCTAACTATGCAGCACTGTATACTAATATAACTGCATATACTGATACTGAGACTCCTACTGATATGACAGTCGTAGGAACTAGAATTAAAGAATTGGTTAATACTGCGATTAATCTTATTGGTCCAGGTAAGAGACCAATGAGAGGTGCTGCTAAGAATCTTATTTACAATAGAGGATACTATAAGGAAGAGATTCAAACTCTAGTCAATGCACAGTTTGGTGCTGGTACTTGGTTGTATAATGATTTCGTTGATAGTATTATTACTAATCTTTCACATGATTTAATTACTACAGATATATCTGATATTTCTACTGCATACAATATAACAATAGAAGATGTTGTTGGAACATTTGATGTTGGTGAATTAATAACTTCCCCTAAAGGATCTGCTAAAGTTTTAGAATATAACTCAGAGAATGACTTCTTAGTTGTTGGTGAATTTGTTGGTACTCCTTGGACATCTAATACAGTACTAACTGGAACACGTAGTAGTGCTCAAGCTATTGTTTCTGTCAATGGTGTTGGAAGCAGTTATACATGGCTTAATAGTCCAGGTAATGTAAGAACATTAAACTATGCTAGAAATATTACATCTAATATTACAGGACAAGTAGCTGGAATTAACTTATTCAATAATCCAGAATTGTTTACACCTAATTGGGTTGGAATTGGAACTGGTATTAGTGACAACTTTACTGCATCACCTGATAGTAATACAAGTGCTGCTAAGTTGATTTCTTCTAGTGATTCAGGAGAACATACTTTACATAGAATATATGATCTAACTGCGTTTGATACTTTTGATGATGGAACTATTTCTTGGGATGATACAACCAATAGTTTTGATGAAGGTGGTTCAGGTACTTCAGATGATCAGCAATATACATTCTCTTGCTTCTTTAAGAAAGCAGAGTATGAGCAAGTCAGATTCCATATAATACTTGATGATGGTACTGCTGGTGAGCAGAATATATTCTTTGACCTTAATATGACTTCTGGTAGTACTGGATCACTCTTTATACCTCAAGGTGGTATAACAGGTGATGCTTATGGTGCTGTTCCTTATGGTGGTGGATGGTATAGAGCATATATCACAACAACACTATCCTTTGGATTTACAGAATTAAAAGCGAAGATTAATGTATACAATGAAAATAATCAGTTATCATATACTGGAGATGGAACTAAAGGTCTTTATGCTTGGGGTTCAAAACTTAGAAAAGGTACATTAGATCCATATATGTCAGCAACTGGTGAGGTGTTCTATGCTGATGGTGAATTTAACATTAAGACATACGCATTAACACAATTAGAAGAATATATTATTAAGGCAATGACCGATGGTCTTACAAGTCCATCTCCTCAAGCAGGTTATCTTAAGTTCTTTAGTACAGAAGGAGCAAGTCATTATGATATTAGAACTGTAAGTAGAGTTGTTCGTGAGAATATCAAACTACTTAAAGAACAGTTAGCACTTGATAGTTACTATACTGGTGTTACTGTCTATAATGGAATTACGATTCCAACTTATACTTACGGTACTAGAAATCTACCAGTTGGATTAGGTGGTGGATTAAATGCTTCAGATTATCTCTATGGTACTTCTAGTGACAGTTACGCTGAATTAGAAACTATTATTCCTAACAGAGGTGAGGTTGTTAAGATCTATCAGAGATTACGTTTTGATGGTGATGTTGTTGATGGTCCTTGGGTCATGAACGAAACAGTTTCTAAGAATGGTGATCCAGCCGTTACTGGTGTTATATACGGAATTCATTCAGATGAAAACTTTAATTACTTAGATATTGAAGTTACTGGTAATCCTTGGGCTATCACTGATTATGTTGTTGGTGAAACAAATAATACAACAGCACAGGTTAGTTTGATAGAGGATCGTATACAGATCATTAATCTAGATGGTGAGTTTGATGCAACTGTACCATTTAAAGGATATACGAGTGGTGCTTCTGCTACACCTACTGCATTCCTTAGAAATGAGGCTGCTATTCTTGATAATACTGGTGGAACTTTAACCGTTGATACTGAAACTCTTGTTGGTTCATTTGAACAGACTTCTGTTGTTTATCCAGAAACTTCCAGACAGTTTATCGAAGTAAGTAAGTTTGATGGTTTAGACGTTGGTGTTGGTGATAGAATCGCATCTAACGGATATGTCAGAATTGGTATTTCAATCATTAGTGGTTTGAATCAGTTCAGTGTTGGTAATAGACTTTATAAAGTTGTTGGTGGTGTTGCTGATCAAAGTACCTACGCAATTATTACTGAGGTTGATATTGATAATAACTTCTTATACATTGCTGACTTCCAAGGAACACCTTTAACAAACGGTGATCTTGTAGGTGATTATGGTCTTGGTGGTAACTTCCCTGAAGGTTACGCATCCATAATTACTAGAGTGTTAACACCAGGAGCTGGTGCTGCATTAGTACAAGATATACGTCCTGCTGGTCAGTATAAGAGATTATATTTAAGTGATATTATAGGATCATTTGATCTTAAAGACTCTGTTATTGGACCTGGAGGTTATAAGGCAGCAGTTCAATCTAAAGTTGATCTTAAGGCACGTGTTAAGAGGGCATTTAAAGGATTTGATGGAGTTCAAGATACGTTTGATTTATCCATCACTAATGGTGTTAATTACCTTCCAGATCCTGATGGACATCTCTTGGTATTCATTAATGGTATTTTACAACCTCCAGGTGGTACTAACGCATATACAGCGTTCTCTAATCAAATTCAGTTTAGTGAAGCACCAGAACTAGGTGCATCCTTCACAGGATTCTATGTTGGTAAGTTGAGACAGTTGGATGATATTTCATTCGAGTTCGACTCCTTACGTCAGTCATTCAACCTCAAGCGTAATGATGTATTCTACTCACTAACGCTAACAGAGGGTGTACAATCTTCCACAATACGTCCAGAAAATAATATCATCGTTTCTCTAAATGGTGTTATACAGGAACCAGGCGTAGGTTTCGAGATTGTTGGTTCTAGAATTATCTTCTCCGAGATTCCTCGTGTGGGATCAACATTCGTTGCCTTCTCATATGTTGGTTCTGAGGCAGACGTTGATGCTGCCGAAGTTGTTCCACCTATCGAACCTGGTGACTTTATTGACATCCAAGGTGAGACATCAGACAGAGAGGTTGCTGTTATTGAGTCTTCTAACTCTCTAATTACTTTCGACTATCTTGGATCTGTCTTTGGACAAGATGCTAAGGGAACTGCAATTATAACTTCTGGATTTATTGATCAGGTACAGGTAACTTCTGGTGGTTCTAGTTACACATCTAGACCTAATGTAAGAATTGATTCCATCTCTGGATTTGATGGAAATATAAGAGCACTAGTTGGTGTTGCTGGTGTTGAAATGAATAATCCAGGCTCTGGTTATCAGAATCCAGAGATTCTTGTTGAGACAACAGTCCCTGATGATTGGAACGCACCTGACCTTAGTCAGTACGGAGAAGAGGAAGTGGATCCCGAAACACCATAAATAACTAAAAATCGTAGCGATAAATGGCCAAACAATCACTAAATCTTGGTACGGTTCCTAATGATAACACAGGGGATACTCTGCGTGGTGGAGGTGACAAGATTAATGACAATTTTAATGAAATCTATAGTGCAATAGGTAATGGTACATCAATAACTGTTGATGTTACTAACCCTGCAGTAGGTCAAGTATTAAGGTATACTGGATCTCAATTTGCTCCATCTGATTACGCTAATTTAACATCTTCATTAGATGTTAATGGTAATTCAATTGTATCTTCTAGTAATGGTAATATTACAGTTGCAGCAAATGGTAGTGGTAATATAACATTAGGAGCTGGTGGAGTTAATACAGTTTTCCAAGGAGCTGATGGCATCATTGATATGCCAACTAAAGTTAAGTATAAGAATGAATTTTCAGCATTAGGTAATGCACCTTCTGCTGCATCTTATCCAGGATATTTCTTCACTGTCGATGGTGATGATAATCCATATGTTAATATCAATATTACTACAGGTGGTGTTGGTGATGTGAGAGCAAAGGTAGCAACAGAATATTCTAGTATTGATGTTTTGGCCGACGTTGATACTACAACTGCTGCTCCTACAAACTTACAAGTTTTGAAGTGGAGTTCTAGTGCTAATAAATGGACTCCTCAAAATGATGAGTCTGGTTTAGCATCATTGAATACTTGGGCTACGATTACAGGTGATACTGGTAGTACGACAGCAAATGCACAGGCAGATACGTTAACTATTGCTGGTGGATCTAATATAACAACAACGATTGTTTCTGACACATTAACAATTGATTTTAGTGGTACTTTAACTACTACTCTGGCAGCATTAACTGATACTGATTTGGGTGGAGTGGTACAAGGAGATTCGTTATTCTTTAACGGTACTAATTGGGTTGCTACTAGAAGTCCTATTACTTGGTGGGAATTGAATGCTAATGGTGCATCAGATTATACTTTTAATGGACCTGGATTTGCATCTGCTACTGCTGACGCAACTCTTTATGTTATGAGGGGTCAAACATATGCTTTCGATAATACAGTACAATCGACTGCACATCCTTTCAGAATTCAAAGTACTCAAGGTTTGACTGGAACTCCTTATACTACAGGGCAAACAGGTAGTGGAACTGGAGTTCTTTATTGGACAGTTCCTATGGCTGCACCTAGTACTCTTTATTATCAATGTACACTCCATGCAGCAATGCAAGGAACGATTAACGTAGTTGGTTAATAAAATATGGCAAGAACTGTTCCTGGATACGGTGCTCAAATTGAACCCATATTTGACGATAAATTTGGTGTTCGTGCAGTAAAAGTAGTAGATGGTGGTACTGGTTACGATATATCAAATCCACCGAGATTGACTGTTGATGGTTGTGGTACTCCAACAACGGAGGCACTTCTTTATCCTATTATAGATAATCTTTCAGGGAAGATAGTTCATGTTAGAGTTTTAGAAAGAGGTCTTGGGTACGATCCTCTTAGATTACAGATAATACCAGCTCAAGATACACCTACTGTCATACAATCTTTTGATATTAATAAGATTTGGCAGACACATCCAAATTCACCTACAACAGGTTTATTCACTGTTGATAGTGATAGACTTACAATACAGAGTGACAATCATCCAAAACCAACACCAATTATAGAAGAGAGAGCACCTGGCGGTGGGTCTGGTGGTGCTCTTGCTCAGTATACACCTTCAGCAATTAACTATAATCCTACTACTGGTTTGATGGAAATGACCATTGGTAGTCATAGTTATACTACAGGTGATAGCATTAAAATTGGAACTGATTCATTAACATTTACTTGTGCGTTAGATGATCATGGAACAGACCATACATATCCTCGTGCAACTGATCCAGTAGCAGGTGTTGCTATACCAATACTTTCTACAACTTCTACAACTATTACAGTACAAGTATTGGGTGTTGCTCCTGCAACCAATACCAGTGCTCATACATTCAAATCTGCTACTTTTGGTGCAGTTACTAGTGGTGGATCATTAGTAGATCGTTCATTTAATCAGACTTACATTTATAGGGGTGGTAAAGATGCTCCTAATCCTAATACTAGAGAAGAACAAAATAATAAAGCAATAGGTATAATGGCAAATGGAGTTCAACTCCATACTCCAGAATGGGGTCAAGCAGGTAACCCTACTCCTGGATTTGCTATTGATGCGGTTAAGTATAATTATATTAAAAATAATAGATCTTCTGATGCAGTAATAGATAGCAATACTTATTATTACCAGTCTTCTAGATTAATTAATTTGCTTGAT